TCCATGTGCCACGGGCAAAGATCGGAAGGGTTACGCCAGTACCAGCGCAGCCGTTTTTCCATTTCAGGCGCATAACGCTGAACCCAGCGGTAAATCGTGGAGTGATCGACATTCACTCCGCGTTCAGCCAGCATCTCCTGCAGCTCACGGTAACTGATGCCGTATTTGCAGTACCAGCGTACGGCCCACAGAATGATGTCACGCTGAAAATGCCGGCCTTTGAATGGGTTCATGTGCAGCTCCATCAGCAAAAGGGGATGATAAGTTTATCACCACCGACTATTTGCAACAGTGCCGTTTGCCTTTCCTCATCATCGGTATTGGTCTTAGGAGCACGCAGATCGACTTTGATTTGCTCCAGCATCAGGGGCGGCACTTTCCCGCCATGCGCCTCGATGAATTCAGCTGCTTCCAGCACTGACCAGTTATTTTCACGCTTTCGTTCGTATGCCAGCTTAACAATGCCAGCTTGCCCCATAGACAAAGCGTGCTTTTCCGCCTCCCGGCTTTCTTTTCGATAGTTATTCCGGATGCTGTAAATGGTGTTGATCAGACTGCTTATCTGCGCGGAACAGCTGTTTAGCATGCTCGCGATACGGTATTCAGGCGGAGTACCTTCATCATCGTCTTTTTGCTGATCGCGCATTTCCTGCACCAGGCGAATACACGTATCCCTGGCGTTCTCCAGCATAAGGAGATGAGAAAGAGACTTTTCAAGAAGAGTGGTTTCCAGAACATCGGCCCCGGACCGACGCAACATAGCGCGCGCGGCCTTCCGCGCTTCAACGTTATCTATCAGGTAATCGCCAGCTTCGAATTCAAAGCGTTCACCATCATCATCCAGGGTGTCGCGTTCCAGGCGATCACGTAAGGTACGGTGGGCGCGGGTGATCACGTCATGATCATCAGAACGATCATTTATGCGCTTATTTTGGCGCTTAGCGTTCTCGACTGCGGCTCTGACAACAGCATTAACTCTTTGTTTTTCAGCTATTTCAGCCACAATATGATCACCTGCACGTTGATCATTAGCGTGATCAATGATCATGCTTTTTAGTGGTTTCCTGACAGGCTTATTTGGCTTGCGGCTGTCCGCTGTCCTGGTGTCTTCTTTGAAGGCACGGAGATAACGACGTGCGGTATTAGGGTTAAGATTAAACTCGGCGGCATACTGTGCGATGGTGTAACCACCATCCCGCGCCAGGCGAGCAAAATTCTTCTTGTGATCGTCCCAGGTCACTTATGCTTCCTTTCGTAAAAACTCTTTTTGACGCGAGGGTAACGAAAGTCACATGTCAAAAGGCCCGGAACGGGCAAGCAATCAATCAGATACGTGCGGATGTGGCATTACCGTAATAACGGTGCTGACGGGCCACCTTATTGAAAAGTTGACGCGCCATTACCCAAGGCTGGTGCTCCCGGCGTTCCTTTTCGTCCTGCGTCATATAGAGTTCGTTCTGGAGTTTTTCATCAAACCGGCGCGGAGCGCGGCTACGGCGAAAGAATTCAGGATTCAGAGAGTGGATCTGAAATCTACGTGGGCGTGTACTGTCATCAATCAAAACAGACGAATACTTAGACACAGCGATAGCCTTTAAGCGCAGATAAACATCGCGCTTATCGACATCCAGATGCGGGTATTCCTTTTCAAGAATTGCTGCGAGTTCTTTCGCTGATAGAAGAGATTTAGTGCGGATCATGTAATCCGCAATCTCGTACGATGTTATTCGTGAGTGATTTATTTCCATGAAGTGGCGTCCCTGCCAGTTAAGTAACATCCTGTCACCTACTGATTAGCCCATGTCAACTAATCAACGTGGAATATAATACCCTCGATTAAAGAAATAGCAACACATTAGAGCAATTTTATCTAACGCTCGACGAATGACTTGTGATAACGCCGACTCCAAGCGCGTAATCAAAGAACAATCGTTGATGCATCGCCAGCCTGCCGTGTGTTTTCTCCCAATTATCGCGGTCACGCTCAATATCACGCTGGCATGACTGGCACAGAGGAATAGCATAAATGTCATGCGCGCATAATCGACTATGACGAACTATATAAGGCGTAATGTGAGCGCCAGCTCCCGCCGCTCCACACCCACAGCATGGACGGGAAGCAACAAAGTCCATGTACTCAGGTAATTTTAGCGATTGCAGTTTTGGTATTTTGAAATGCTCGGAGTCAACATCCACAGGGCATACTTTTGCACGCATCGGCGCAGCGCGTTCTTCCATCATCTGAACATATGCTGTAGCGCGATCGTCATACGGGCGAATATCCGCCTCTTTCAGAGGTCCGCTATCCTGCGTTGCGGCTTTCATCTTATTTATTGATATACGGCAAACTTCTTCCGGCATCAGGTGCATCATGTTGCGCATGAAAGCCCACCAGCACAGTTCCTGAATACTTAAATCATGGCTATCTGAAAGGCCCATTTCCTGACGGGCGACATCCAGTATCCAGTTAACGCGATTATTATGCAGCGTTTCTTTCAGCTCATTAAAACCACGCATCCGGTAATGGTTATCGTGATGCCAGCACAGCAACACCGCGCTATTGTCTCGTTCTGCGTGGACAATATGGTTGTCACACCAGCTACGATCTGCGGCCTGGCATTGCCCCTCTTTCCTGCGCAACCACGCCACCAGCGCGTCAATTCCACCAATACGGCGAAACAGTTCATCGCTGTTAAAAAACGGCTGCAACGCCTCATTTGTTGCCATAGTTTGCTCGGAAACAACGAGGCCGTCGTCCATGTGCTCGATTAACTCACGCGGCACCGGCTCCATAATAAATTTACGGCCAGCCTCCACCAGCTTTCTGACTTCCTGATCCACTTTGAATGTGGCGACGCCAAGCTCTTTTTGTACAAAGGGAGTAATTACGGCTTTCACATCACACCTTTCATCACTGATTGGGCTTTATCTGCTGCCCGGCATTCTCTGTTTAAGCACAACCATTTCCTGACGGCATAACACAGCAATAGCGGTCCTGGCACCAATTTGCTTACCAACCAGGTATTGCTTTACCTTGCGGCGACTCACGCCATCAAGAAGCATCTTTAACGCTTCACGGGACAATTTGTTGTATTTGCGTGCCATTAATCTACTCCGCAGAACCATACAATCTACGTAACGTGTCGGCGACAGAAGATACAGATATCTCTCCGGTCGCAGCCCCTACGGTAAGGTCTGCCAGTTCAGGTGAATCAAATACCTGCACCCCGTTACGGCGTAGAAATAACAGCGCACTGTTTAGCGCGGTACGCTTATTGGCATCATTGAATATATGCCCTCTCGCTGTAGCCACCAGGTAGGTGGCGGAGACTTCGAAAAGGTCGGTGATCTCTTCGTAGGCAACTCTGGCCTGAACTCTCCCGATAATGGCCTCTGCCCTACCCGGATCTGACATTCCCGGCAGGCCGCCGTAGCGGTTTATATTCGCATCATGAAGCGCAATAAGTTCTTCCGGTGATATATGCCTCATTATCGGTTAACCAGTTCCTTGTTGGTGGAGTCCAGGGTGTCAAACAGGGATGCAAATTCAGCATCCAGCGCCGCTTTTTTGTAGGCTTCGAAAGTAGCCTTGCTGACAATTACTGCTGGCTCACGGCCTCTGCGGGTGATTTCAACCTCTTCCCCGGCCTCAACATTGTTGAGCACTTCAGAAAGGTTGCCGCGCGCGGTACGGAAGTTAATGGATTGCATAAATACCTCGTGTACTCGTTATGTGTACACAATTATAAACTTCACAGGCATAAAGCACCAGCACTTTGCGGCTTAACAAACCTCTAGGCAGGTCATTCGTAGCCTAATGTCCGAACTGCTAAAGCATCCAAGTTGCTGTAGAATCACCGCCAATTACATAAGCCTGAAATAAGTGGATGAAAATGACAAGTATTCAACAACGTGCAGAGCTTCATCGTCAAATCTGGCAAATTGCTAACGATGTCAGGGGTTCGGTCGATGGATGGGATTTTAAGCAATACGTTCTGGGCGCACTTTTCTACCGTTTTATCAGCGAAAATTTTTCCAGCTATATTGAAGCCGGTGATGACAGTATCTGTTATGCGAAACTGGATGACAGCGTAATTACTGATGACATTAAAGACGATGCCATCAAAACTAAAGGCTACTTCATCTACCCCAGTCAGCTTTTCTGCAACGTAGCGGCGAAAGCAAATACCAATGACAGACTGAATGCAGATTTAAACAGCATCTTCGTTGCTATCGAAAGTTCTGCTTACGGTTATCCTTCAGAAGCTGACATCAAAGGTTTGTTTGCTGATTTCGATACCACCAGTAACCGCCTGGGTAACACCGTTAAGGATAAAAATGCCCGCCTGGCTGCGGTTCTGAAAGGGGTTGAAGGGTTAAAACTTGGTGACTTCAACGAACATCAGATTGACCTGTTCGGTGATGCCTATGAGTTCCTGATCTCTAACTATGCGGCAAATGCCGGTAAGTCAGGCGGCGAGTTCTTTACACCGCAGCACGTCTCTAAGCTGATTGCACAACTGGCTATGCACGGGCAGACCAACGTTAACAAAATCTACGACCCGGCAGCGGGTTCCGGCTCACTGTTGTTGCAGGCGAAAAAACAGTTTGATAACCACATCATCGAAGAAGGCTTTTTCGGTCAGGAAATCAACCATACGACCTATAACCTGGCGCGTATGAACATGTTTTTGCACAATATCAACTACGACAAGTTTGATATCAAGCTGGGTAATACACTGACTGAGCCGCACTTCAGAGATGAAAAACCGTTTGATGCCATCGTTTCTAACCCGCCGTATTCGGTGAAATGGATTGGCAGCGATGACCCGACGCTGATTAACGATGAACGTTTTGCCCCGGCTGGCGTTCTGGCCCCCAAATCCAAAGCTGACTTTGCGTTTGTATTACATGCGCTGAACTATCTTTCGGCCAAAGGTCGCGCTGCGATTGTCTGCTTCCCGGGCATTTTTTACCGTGGCGGCGCGGAGCAGAAAATCCGTCAGTATCTGGTCGATAATAACTATGTCGAAACCGTAATTTCACTGGCTCCGAACCTGTTCTTTGGCACCACCATTGCCGTAAACATTCTGGTTCTGTCTAAACATAAAACGGATACCAACGTTCAGTTTATTGACGCCAGCGAACTGTTCAAAAAAGAGACTAACAACAATATCCTGACCGATGCCCATATCGAACAGATTATGCAGGTATTTGCCAGCAAGGAAGATGTTGCTCATCTGGCGAAATCTGTTGCGTTTGAGACTGTTGTCGCGAATGACTATAACCTGTCGGTGAGCAGCTATGTGGAAGCGAAAGATACTCGCGAAATTATCGATATCGCTGAGCTGAATGCTGAGCTGAAAACCACGGTCAGCAAAATCGACCAGTTGCGCAAAGATATTGATGCGATTGTGGCTGAAATTGAAGGCTGCGAGGTGCAGAAATGAGCGAGATGAGTTATCTGGAAAAATTGCTGGATGGGGTTGAGGTTGAGTGGAAGACACTTGGGCAAACTTGCAAAATTGAAACAGGAAAGCTTAATGCGAATGCGGCTGTTGATGATGGAGAGTATATGTTCTTCACGACAGCCAAAGAGACAAGCAAAATTGATAAATTCCGCTGGGATACAGAGGCATTGCTGATTGCAGGCAATGCGAATGTTGGTGAGGTGAAGCATTACATCGGCAAGTTTGAGGCTTATCAGCGCACCTATGTTCTGACAAATTTCGACGAAAATGTAAGTGTTAGATTTTTGTATTTTGTGCTTAGCCATAGCCTGAAGAAATATCTCGAGGAAAGAACAAATAGCGCGGCAATGACATATATCGTGCTATCAACCTTAGAGAATTTCCCTATCCCCATCCCCTGCCCGGATAATCCGGAAAAATCCCTTGCCATCCAGTCTGAAATCGTTCGGATTCTGGATAAATTTACTGCACTTACCGCTGAGCTTACCGCTGAGCTTAACATGCGTAAAAAACAGTACAACTACTATCGCGACCAGTTGTTGAGTTTTAAAGATGGTGAGGTTGAGTGGAAGACTTTGGGGGAAATTGGAGATTTTACATATGGATATGCAGCCAAAGCCATGGATTCAGGAGATGCCCGTTTCGTGAGAATTACTGACATAAATAAAGACGGGAAGCTATCGAAAGAAAACCCAATGTACGTTGAATTAAATGAGGAAAATGAGAAATATACCTTAGACAAAAATGATTTACTCATGGCAAGAACTGGGGCAACCTTTGGTAAAACAATGATTTTTGAAGAAGATTATCCAGCAGTATACGCTGGTTTTTTAATAAAGTTGAACCTAAATAAAACGATTATTAATGCCAAATATTACTGGCACTTTGCACAAAGTGATTTTTTTTGGGAACAGGCTAATAAATTAGTATCTGGTGGTGGGCAACCACAGTTTAATGCTAATGCACTGAAACAAGTCAGAGTACCTATTCCATACCCATCTCACCCTCAAAAATCTTTAGACGAACAGGGGCGTATTGTGGATATTCTGGATAAGTTTGATGCAATCGCAGCTTCCATCACCGAAGGTCTTCCGCGTGAAATCGAGTTGCGCCAGAAACAATACGAATACTACCGTGATTTACTGTTCAGTTTCCCGAAACCTGAAACTGCCAGTAATTAATTGATCATTGCTACCGATCGGACCACCTTAACACCCGGTCAGTATATAGACTATTTTTTACGCGCCGGAAGTCACCATTACCCCCCTTCCGGCCCTTGCCAGACGGCACAAAGGATGCGCTATGACTCATCAGACACACACCATTGCTGAATCCAATAACTTTATCGTTCTTGATAAGTACATCAAAGCTGAGCCAACAGGCGACAGCTACCAGAGCGAATCGGACCTGGAACGTGAACTGATTCAGGACCTGCAAAATCAGGGTTATGAATTTATTTCCGTAAAATCACAGTCGGCAATGCTGTCCAATGTTCGGGAACAGCTTCAGAGCCTCAATGGTGTGATGTTTAATGACAGCGAGTGGCGGCGCTTCACGGAGCAGTATCTGGACAACCCCAGCGATGGTATTCTGGATAAAACCCGTAAAATCCATATCGACTATATCTGCGACTTTATTTTTGATGACGGGCGACTTGAGAACATCTATTTGATAGATAAAAAGAATCTCATGCGCAATAAGGTGCAGATTATCCAGCAGTTTGAACAGACGGGTTCTCATGCTAACCGTTATGACGTCACGATCCTGGTTAATGGTTTACCGCTGGTGCAAATCGAACTAAAAAAACGCGGGGTGGCGATTCGTGAGGCTTTCAACCAGATACATCGTTACAGTAAAGAGAGTTTTAACAGCGAAAATTCCCTGTTTAAGTATCTGCAACTGTTTGTCATTTCTAACGGCACCGATACCCGTTATTTTGCCAACACGACAAAGCGCGATAAAAACAGTTTTGACTTCACCATGAATTGGGCGAAATCAGACAACACGCTGATTAAAGACCTCAAAGACTTTACCGCTACCTTTTTCCAGAAACATACTCTGCTGAATGTTCTGGTGAACTACAGCGTTTTTGACAGTAGTCAGACGCTACTGGTGATGCGACCGTACCAGATTGCCGCCACCGAGCGCATTCTGTGGAAAATTAAGAGTTCCTTTACAGCGAAGAACTGGTCAAAACCGGAAAGCGGTGGGTATATCTGGCACACTACCGGTTCTGGTAAAACCCTCACCAGCTTTAAAGCCGCGCGTCTGGCAACAGAGCTGGACTTTATTGATAAAGTCTTCTTTGTGGTCGACAGGAAAGACCTCGATTACCAGACCATGAAGGAATATCAGCGTTTTTCGCCAGACAGCGTCAACGGCTCGGAAAATACCGCAGGCCTTAAACGAAATCTGGATAAGGACGATAACAAAATTATCGTCACTACTATTCAGAAACTCAATAACCTGATGAAAGCAGAAAGCGACCTGCCTGTATATAATCAGCAAGTGGTGTTTATATTTGATGAATGCCACCGCAGCCAGTTTGGAGAAGCGCAGAAAAACCTGAAGAAGAAATTCAAACGCTATTATCAGTTTGGTTTTACCGGCACACCTATTTTCCCGGAAAACGCCTTAGGCTCAGAAACGACCGCCAGCGTATTTGGTCGTGAATTGCATTCGTATGTAATTACCGATGCGATTCGTGATGAAAAAGTGCTCAAATTCAAGGTGGACTACAACGATGTGCGGCCACAGTTTAAGTCTTTAGAGACAGAAACTGACGAGAAAAAACTAAGTGCGGCTGAAAATCAGCAGGCGTTTCTTCATCCCATGCGTATACAGGAAATTACGCAATATATTCTGAATAACTTCCGCCAGAAGACGCACCGTACTTTCCCTGGCGCAAAAGGTTTTAATGCTATGTTGGCAGTGAGCAGCGTGGATGCTGCAAAAGCCTATTACGCGGCGTTTAAACGGTTACAAGAGGAAGCCGCTAATAAATCTGCAACTTATAAACCGCTGCGTGTTGCGACAATCTTCTCCTTTGCCGCTAATGAAGAACAAAATGCCATTGGTGAAATTTCCGATGAAACTTTTGATACCAGCGCAATGGACAGCAGTGCTAAAGAGTTTCTTGACGCTGCAATTCGTGAGTATAACAGCTATTTTAAAACTAACTTCAGCACCGACGGTAACGGTTTTCAGAACTACTATCGCGATTTAGCCCAACGGGTTAAAAATCAGGATATCGATCTGTTAATTGTCGTTGGGATGTTTTTAACCGGCTTCGACGCTCCAACATTGAACACGCTATTCGTCGATAAAAACTTGCGTTTTCACGGCCTGATGCAGGCATTTTCCCGCACCAACCGCATTTATAACGCCACTAAAACCTTCGGTAACATTGTCACTTTTCGGGATCTGGAACGCTCAACCATTGATGCCATAACGCTGTTTGGTGATAAAAATACCAAAAATGTGGTGTTAGAAAAGAGTTATGCAGAGTATATGGAAGGTTTTACTGATGCTGCCACCGGTGAAGCCAAACGCGGCTTTATGGCAGTAGTTTCAGAACTGGAACAACGGTTCCCTGACCCTGCCAGTATTGAAAGTGAAAAAGAGAAGAAAGACTTCGTTAAACTGTTTGGCGAATACCTGCGTGCCGAGAACATCCTGCAAAACTATGATGAATTTGCCACGCTAAAAGCCCTGCAACAAATCGATCTTAGCGATCCTGTTGCGGTAGAAAAATTCAAAGCAGAACATTATGTGGATGATGAAAAGTTCGCTGAATTGCAAACAATTCGTCTCCCTGCTGAACGCAAGATTCAGGATTATCGTTCTGCCTATAACGATATTCGCGACTGGCAGCGCCGTGAGAAAGAAGCTGAGAAAAAAGAGAAATCAACCACTGACTGGGATGACGTGGTTTTTGAGGTCGATTTGCTGAAGTCTCAGGAAATAAACCTGGATTATATCCTTGGACTGATTTTCGAACACAACAGACAAAATAAAGGCAAGGGCGAAATGATCGAAGAGGTCAAACGCTTAATTCGTTCAAGCCTGGGGAACCGGGCGAAAGAGGGCCTGATGGTCGATTTTATTCAGCAAACGAACCTGGATGATTTACCAGACAAAGCCAGTATCATTGAGGCATTCTTTACGTTTGCTCAACGCGAACAGCAACGTGAAGCAGAAGCATTGATAAAAGAAGAAAATCTCAATGAAGATGCAGCAAAACGCTATATTCGCACGTCTTTAAAACGCGAATACGCCACCGAAAATGGCACAGAATTAAACGAAACATTACCAAAACTTAGTCCGTTGAATCCGCAATATAAAACGAAAAAACAGGCAGTTTTCCAGAAAATCGTCTCGTTTATTGAGAAGTTTAAAGGCGTAGGCGGAAAAATATAGCCCAATTCGTGTTTTTCTTGCGGGTTCTTAATTAAACCCGCAAGAGCTCGTGGGGTTCCAAATGGCTAATATACTCCCCTTACCCATGCGCGACGATGCCGCCAAAAGTGATAGAGAACAGCCAGAAATAGATCGCGGCCATAATGATTTTGAATGCCGTGTTCATATTTTCAGCTCCTGTGATTGATTGGATACATGCCGCGCCTTGCGGCATGTTTTTATTTTCACTTTCTCTGTTTTAAAAATCAAGATTTATTAGAGCAATTATTGTTGATGAAGAAGCGCATTTTCGTACTCTCTGACCATTAACGTAAGCACGCCGTGATGCCTGAAAACACGCGCTACTTCAATCTTATCTTCCAGCGCGAACGCAATTTTACTTAGACCAATTTTCTTAAGGAGATCAATCTTTGCTGGACCATCATTTCTGTCATCGGTGGCAGGACGCATAGATAGCAAAGGCTCAGCCCCATTTGTTACGTGCTTACGCAACCAGGCTCGTGTTTTATCCCTTGCGATCTCACAGCGCCCGGTTACAAACCAGACCGTGTAAACGTTAAATAACTGGCGCACCATATCAATAACTGGAGTGATGGGAGTATCGGTGTCACAGGCGAGATTAAACTCGTTCCAGTCCTTTGTTACTGCACCTTTACCTGGTGGCGGAAGCAAATGCAGTCTGTCTTCAGTTGCCTCTGATATTGTTCCATCAATATCGACTATGACGATATACGGACGTTCCTGGTGTGCGTGTTTATTGAAAATACTCAAATGCCCTCCTCATTGGACGAAAAAATGCTGGTGGGCGCACTCCACCAACATTAAAAGTGACACTGTAACTATCAGCGAACGTAAATAGTGCCGCCGTTCTCTTTTTCCCATGCATCGCTACGTGCATAGCAAACATCGAGAAGTCTTCTTGCCGCTGTTTCCTCTAAACCCAATTCGACAACCAACTGTTCATGACGGCGGGTAACCACATCAAACAACGTATGCAGCCCTTTAGTTGCCAGTTCATCAATGAATTCCGGTTCGAACGGTAGCTCTGCATCTGCCAACATAACCTCTTGCGCCCACTCGACACGGCGGACCAGTTCCGGGCGGCGGCTTTCCATCTCTTTACAGATCAATTCATGGAAGAACTCTACCCAACCTTCCGGCTGGAACTCGCGGAAAATGGCCAACGGCTGGAAGTTTGGCATCAACCATTCGTTGATACGGATATCAATGGCATAGCCCATGTCGCAGCAGAACTGATAAGCAAAGTCCAGCTTAGAAACGATATAAGGACGCTCGTTATTGAACTCTTTAGGCGATGAGATCCCATAAGCCAGGAGGCGCGGGAAGAATGAGATTTGCCCTAACGTCGGATGAAGTTTGCTTGCAGGGAAACGGCGCTCAGTAATGCCATACATTTCCTTCTTGAGCGTCGCAAATTTGGCATTCTCATTAACCAGCGCGGTAACCTCTGCTTTTTTATTAGCAAATGCCACGCGCGCTTCGCTTGCATCTTTAATAGTTTTTTTGAGCTGTTGGTTAAGGTCGGCGACCTGTTTACGCAGTTCCTGCCGCTCGCTTTTAGCTTTGTTATAGCGTTTCTCAAGGTTAAAAGGATCAAGTTTCATGATCTCTTTATATTGAGATTTTAGCGTTGAAATCTGTGAGTTCCGCAGTTCAACCATCGCGGTCATTTCATTGAGTTTTGTTTCCAGCTCAATGCTTATACGTTCGGCATTATCAGCACGCTGGTTGGCGTCATGCGTCGCATCGTCGATCGCATCCTGTTGCTGGCGTTTCAAATGTTCAATTTGCAGCTGAAGCTCTTCAATTTCTTTACCCTTCAGACCGAGATCCAACTGCATATTTTCAGCTGCATCTACCAGGGAGTTATGGCTATCAGCTTCTGCGTTATAAACATCAATAAGCTGTGCGTGAAGCATCTCCGCTGACTGAACCGCATTATCAAAAAAACGTGCTGTGAGGTCATCACAACTAACGCGGCGTTGCGCGGCCCGGATGTTCTGGATAATGGCCGGGATACCGGCATTCAGGACATCAGGGATAGATACATTTTCGATTGATTGGTTTTGTGCTGAAGTGCTCATTTCAAAGTTCCGTATTAGCTTGTGCTTCGGTCATTTTTCCTAAGTATGAAGGAGGAAGGACTACGCAATTTGTATCCAGTCCCTCACCTATGGCAGCCTGTAAAATTCTGGCTAAGGTGAGTCTCTTGTTGCGATACCTGGTGATGACATGCCTGATACCGCCGGTCGGCGTAACAAAGGCGATCAGCCAGTAGTGATATTTCCGTCGGAATGGCCACATAGTGCACCCTGTAGATTGCTCTAATAAAAAACGTGATGAGTGTACATCACGTTTCAAAAATATGGAATTATTAGAGCAATATTATTCTGATTCTCGCTCAAAAAACGAGCTGATAAGGGGAAGCCAATCCTCTGACACTTCGCGAGGTCGCGGTTTGCCGTGGAAAAAGATTATTCGGCAGTCTTTTGGTAATGCCCCATTCCCCCTGGAGTAACGCGCGCTCGCATATTTCGAACCAGGTTCCACAACATCGGCCTTGTAACTTACAAACCATCCTGGATACAGATCCTGAAATGCTGGTGTATCATCGCCCATAACCTTTCGTAAGAACCCCTGGTCACCCCAGCACTCAGTAGTGACACAACGAGAAATCCAACCTTCCGGATCTTGCCAGAATGAACTCCAGATATGCGCTTTAACACTATTTGGTATCCACAGGGCACCGCTGCCACGATATTGTGGATGGTAAAAATCCCTAAGCATGGTGAAGCTGGTTGGTGGATGCTCTAGGATTGGGCGTATATCACCGGCAATAACCGTGTCCAAATCCAGATAGAACAGATCATCGGTTATATCCGGTCGGAACAACTCGATTTTCGCCCACCAGCCACGGCACTTTTGCCACTGGTTGATCAATGGGACAACTTTGACGCCAGGTACATGTAAACGCTTCAGGTCTGTCAGGCAAATAATTTCATAGCCTTTTGGCAGTTGATTAACCAGCCACTGCACATCGGAAGCGTTATAGTCACCACCAGAGCGAAAAACTAAAGCAATCTTCATGCTGCACCATCACCTTTCACTTTCATCAATGTCAGGTTTCCGCAAAATACGGCACCAGTGTCGATATACTGCTGATTCCAGAATGTCTTCGGGCTTTTCACCGGAGTGTGACCAAAGATAAAACGATCTGCGCCCGAAATTTCGCCACCAATATCATCCATCGAATCACTGATACGCTCGCGCGCCCAGACAACGTTGAAAAGCGGCACCTCCTTACCGAATTGGTATTCATTATCCGGATAGTCGGCATGGGCTATAACGATAGTTTCTTGCCCGGTGTTCAACTCAATGATATAGGGCAGACGCTTTACCAGCTCCACCAGCGCCCAGGCTAATATTTCCTGATCAGTGTCCAGCATGAAGAACCATTGTCCGCCATTCATTAGCCAGTTATTCACGTTGCCATCTGGACTTAACGCATCAATCATCAGCCGCTCATGGTTCCCCATCACTGCCCTGAACCAGGGCATCTGCAATAGTTCCAGACATTCGACATTTTCAGTACCGCGATCGATAAGGTCGCCGACCGATATCAGTAAATCCTGCGCCGGGTCAAAATCCACACGATGGAGTTCGGACATCAGTCTGGTGTAGCAACCATGCAGATCACCAACAACCCAGACATTCCTGTATTTGGTACCGTCGATACGGTGATAAATTGTGGGTGCCATCATGTATTCTTCAGCCATTCTTTAAGAGTCATCTGTGGAATGCCTCCCATTTTCCCGCATGAAACAACGTCAATCTGTTCACGCGCAGACTGGAATAACAAAGGCAGGTGACTTAGATTTTTTGGCGTGCCGCCGGAGTGAACGCGTGGTTCTTGTGTAGCGTCAACGCCCACCAGGGCGACATGTTTGAATCCGATATGGAAAGCCAGGTTCAGAGCGCCATATGCACTATTGCCGCTGGCAATTTCATTCTCATCTTCGCAAAGTCCGAAATGTGCGGACCAACGCCACGCCCACCACTCGGGAGAATTCGTATTTTTTGGCTCCATGCCACGTTCAGCCACACGACGGAAGCACAGAACGCCGTCTCTGACTTCACGTTCTTTAACATCGGGTAGTGCCATGCAATAACAAACACCACGGCGACGGCGGCCACGACCAACGCGCCGCATATTGTCTGGCGATGGATCAAGTGTGAAAAAATAAGAAGCGCGGTTCAGCCAGTCGATGGCCCCATTGACCGCTATAATCGGCACTCCGCGCGGCGCAACAAAGTTTGCGGCGCTTGGGCCACTGCCGACGATAATAACGCGATCACTGCCTCTAAATTTATTCTTGGGAAACATTGAATTGCACAGCTCCTACTTGCATTCAAAATATGTAAATCTGCGTGTTTTTTGCGGGTATCCAGGAACTGCTGTTGCCATTTTGAAATAGACACCTGCGTTGGATTCCGTAGGGCTTGAGGGTGTGCTCCATGCCAATGAAGGCCGTTTTGCAGAGAACAGTCATAGCCGACTAATACAACTACTTCAGCCCCTGATTCAGCCGCCAGACTGATAGTCTGCGCGCCGCTATTAACCCCTTCAGCCGGTCCACAATATCGCCTGTACTCCAACGAAAATGATTTCGCCGCCGCCAGGTTGGCTGTCACTTTGCGGAATCTCCCTCCCGGTATGGTGGATCCGTATTGCTTCCACCATGACAAATCACCGGCGTATAAGGCATAAATGTCATCGAACATCTGCCAGGAATTGTTAACCGCGATGATTGAACAGCCAGTTTTTTCTATAGCAGCACAGTCCTCACGAGTGAGTGACGGACCGCTACCGACACAAAAAACAGTCCTAGTCGCCCTGGGTGGTATGTTCATTCTCAGCTGCAAATTCAGCCTCCAGGCGAGCATTCATTTCAGCGATTACCGGGTCCACTACAGCATCTGCTTCCTGTTCATTACGCGGCATGATCGATGCCAGCGATTCATAATTAGCCTTGGATGACACAATTATTCTCCCGATGTTAATGTGCGCTATATCAAAGAGCACATATGCACTAATTAATTTATTATTTTAAGCAGCATACAACCACTTGTCGCCGTTCAATACATGCTCAATAGCCTCACCCTTTTTAAGGCTTATGTATTCCAGGATGGCGGTTATCGCTTGTTCTGCACCATACGCAAGAACGACGTAGTAACCTTCCTCTCTAAGCCTGCGCATCCAGGCGATCTGCTCTTTCGTCGGGGCTTTACCATTTGGTTCTTTAAGCTCAATTCGCATGCCGTGATAAATACCGCATGCTTTATCGAGACTCATGTCCGGATAACCTTTTTTCTGCCCTTCAGCCTTCATTTTCCCGGCGGTTGCTTTTGAACGTTTCCCTCTGAAGTGGTTTACTGAATTTGGCCACCTGAACAGAGGTGATATGCTCACCTCAGAACAACACAGGTGCCATAATGAAAAAAAGAAATTTCAGCGCAGAGTTTAAACGCGAATCCGCTCAACTGGTCGTTGACCAGAATTACACCGTGGCAGATGCAGCCAGCGCTATGGATGTCGGCCTTTCCACAATGACGCGATGGGTGAAACAATTACGTGATGAGCGGCAGGGAAAAACACCAAAAGCCTCCCCCATTACCCCGGAACAAATTGAAATCCGTGAGCTCAGGAAAAAGCTACAACGTATTGAAATGGAAAATGAAATATTAAAAAAGGCTACTGTAGATTCAATCTGTCAATGCAACACCCCTTTCAATTATCTCTTTCGGTGTTTTGAACTTCAGTGTCTTTCTCGGTCTGTTGTTTAGCTGAGCAGCAACCAGATCTAGTTCATGTTGAGTATATTGGGCAAGACATGTCTTTTTAGGAAAGTACTGCCGAATTAGCCCATTTGTATTCTCATTTGTTCCCCGCTGCCAAGGACTCTGAGGATCGCAGAAGTAAACTTTAACGCCGGTGCTGACAGTAAATTCTAGATGTCTGGCCAGTTCCATTCCTCTGTCCCATGTCAGTGATTTTCTGAGTTCTGACGGTAAACTCAGGAATTTGTCGGTAAGAGCCTGATTTACTGAGACAGAATCTTTGCCCCTGAGTCTAAGGATGATCGTATAACGTGATTTTCGGTCTACAAGTGTGTCTATATGAGAGTTTTTTGTACCTGAGACTAAATCGCCCTCCCAATGCCCCAGAGAGCGTCTGTTATCGATATTTCGGGAACGTTCGTGAATTGGTGTTCCGTTCACTATGTTAATCGTACCTCTTTCGCCTTTGCGGGTATGACGCCTGCCATGGCGAAGGCTATGCGACCGTCGCAGATGCTGTATATTCAGGTGGTGTAGCGCTTCACGGCTACGAAAGTACAGCGTTTTATAAATTGTCTCAGGTGATATTCGCAGCGTTTTTTGACGTGGTTTTGTTCGCCTTAACCATCCTGATATTTGCTCTGGAGACCATTTCATCTCCAGCTTTTCCAGAACAAGCTTTCGCAATGGTAAATTTTGATCCAGTAAGCACGGTTTTGGCCTTTTCGCCATTCTGTTGGCTCGGTTATTAGCATCAACAGCTTTGTAATAGCGTCTGCCCCGATTACGCTGAACTTCACGTGAGATCGTCGAAGGACTGCGATTCAGCGCAGTAGCTATCGCACGAATGCTCATTTTGGCTGACAAACCAGCTCGTATCTCCTCGCGCTCAGACAGTGTCAGGTG